GATTGCCATTGCAATACTTTTACCTGTTGAGATGGGTGCAAAACTAGTAAAACTCAAGTTTCCAGACCCATCTGATTGGATAACTTGCCCACTTGCTGTAGCATCAGCAGTAGGTAGGTTAAATTGATTTATTGTAGTCAATAATGCATTGACATCAACTATATCTGTCCCATTTGAATATGCAAATCTTGTTCCTTTATCCGCAGCTGCAAAAGTAAATCCAGATCCCGATACAGTTTTTACTTGAACAGTAAATGCTCCTGAAGTTCCATTTATAAAAATATAACTTTTTTCTGTACTGTCTGGAATAGTAACAATTATATTTCCTGTAATTGTTCCTGTAAATTTAATAATTGCATTTCTTCCATTTGATAAAGTAGCATCAGTGATTGCTAAAGGAGTAGTTCCTGTTCCATTAACAGTTACTTCTTCATATCCAGCAATTGCTTGTTGAATTAAATTTAAATTTACGTTTGTTTTATCACCCCATGTACCAGCGTTTTCGCCAGTGGCCATAAGTTCAAGACCTAATTCTGAATAAGTCGATGCCATAATTTTTAAAAACTCCTATGTTTGTTATTTTACTCTTGTTAAGCTGCTAAATCAACCTCAGTCCAAGTTACTTGTGTTCCCACATCAATTTCAGCCCAGGCTGTAATTCTAGGCGAACCTGGACTAACAGTCAAGGTAACTCCTGTAGGTATAACTTTACCTGTTCCTGTTACAGTTACCTGACCTGCATTTGTTGTTAATGCTACTCCAGTGACATCATATCCAGAAACAGGCGTAATATCGCCTACAGCAAAGGTAGCTGATGAACCTGTTGGGAATACATTGGCATCTGCTGAGGTATCTTCGTTTCCTACATTAATAGTTGCTGAAACTCCAGTAACATCAACTTGTTGTTTAGGAGCTGCCTCTACTTGACCAATGGTAGATTGTAAACCAATACCGGTAGGCTCTACTAATGCAGTTGCTTCAATAACTACATCTCCTTGAGCGGAAGTTATTAATAAACTAGCTGCAATTTCATGATCTGCGTTTGCTTGAGTTCCAACTGGAGTAATTACTGTTTGTAAGGATTGACCAGATACAGCTACTACAACATCTGTAAATGCATCTTCGTTACCTGTAACAATTGATAAAGGTATACCTACAAGTTGAACAGAATAATTATCTCCCCAAACAAAACTTCCCCAAGTTTCTCTACCCCAACCTGATCCAATTAAAAATTCATCTTGAATAGTAACTGTTCCTGTAGTTGTAGTAGCGGACGCACCTGTAACAGGTACACCTATTCCAATTCCTTCATTACCTGTAACAATGTTAAATAAAATTCCAGTAGGAGTTACATCGGCAGAAGCTCCTGCTACTGCACCTTGAAGTGTAAATGTTGCGGATAAAGTTGTAGGAATTACATCTGCGTTAGCTTCAGTGGTTACTGAATCTACAGATGTTTGTGCAGCAACGGATGAGACAACTACGGTTTCATCGGATAGGTCTCCCCATTCCGATGCACCCCAAGTTTTATTGCCCCATCCAGTTGCCATTATTCATATTACGATATTCTAATAATTGCTTGTGTATTATTTGCATCAGGGAACTGAATCGTAAAAGTTCCTGCTGTTGCTGTTTTATCGCCTCCAAAATCTAGAACTGCTACTGATTTGTTAGAGTTTGAAGTATTGTAAATCAAAGCTCCTGCTGCAGTTAAAGTAACTCCAGTAAATGATAAGTCATCAAAATCAACGAAAGCGGTTGTTCCATTAGTAGATACCAAAGCATTAACTAATGCTCCGCCACCTGCAGCATACTGACCAGTATCTGGAACTTGTCCTGTGATACCCACTGCGTATGAAGTAGTGTCTGCACCGATAGATGCAGATGAATCATATAATGCTAATTTAAATACATCTCCTGTTGTAGGTGTAAAATCATGCACGGCTTCAAGAATTTCTTCTTTGAAAGTGTTGCATATTGCGTTTGTTGTAATTGCCATATTTAATTCCTCCTAAAATTTGTTTTTATGGCGACGGTGAAGGTACCTTAACTCTCGGCACTCCATCATCGTATTCTCCTCTACGTCTTCTACCCATTTGTTGTAGAGCAAAAGCTTGTATACTGCCATCATACTTGCTTTTATATAGGTTGTACATATCTACGGGTCCTTTTAAGTAAGAGAATGCTTGTTCTAAAACACCATATAACAACATTCCGTCTTGGTATTGAGCCAAGAAGGTATTATTTGTTGATGTGAAGTGTGGTGGATCAATAATATAATTAAGTTGAACCTGATAAGTAGAGTCTGGAGTAGGTGCTACTAAAAAAGTATTTTCATTCCAATTTGCATAGTATTTAGGAAGTCCTGTAGATCCATCATTATTATATTCAGATATAAAACTTGTATCTCTTTTTTCTAAAAAATGTCTATTTCCAGAACCATCAATAACTTGAACGGATCTAATAATAATCTCATCTCCTGGTCTATTAATATATCTTTGACCCGTTACAAAATTAGCTGTTGCGTATTTTCTTAAATCATCATAGTCAATTTTTCCAGCAACGTCTAATTCTACCTGTCTAATAAATTGATCTATTAGTGTATCAGATAAAACATTAGAATCGACTTCTGTATAACTTCTTACTTGTGTTAAAAAATTTGAATAACTAATTGCCATTATGTAATACTCACGGTTACGCTACCTAGTGTAGCTGTTACTTGCCTTCTTATATTTTGTTCTGAACCATCATCAGGAAACATTCCAGAAGAACTGTAAGCAAAAGCTCCTGGTAAAGTTAAATCAATTAATGCTTGTCCATTACCACCGGTACTTGCTAATGTTCCGTTGACCGTGGTTGGTTCTTGGTAATCCTGGTTTCGTGGATTCTGTAAAGCTATTCTATCTGCAGTAACTCTTTTTCTTCTAATCTGTGGATGTTTTGGTTCGAATTCCGAAACATGGACCAGGGAACCATTCCATTCTTTAACCATTTCATTATATGGAAACTCCATACCTGATCTGTCAGATATTGCTTTTGAATATTTACCTGTTGCCCATCCAGCCATTACACACCATCTCCAAAATAAGTTTGTGGTGAAATATATAATGAAGTTCTTCCACCATCTTGATCAAGAGCTCTTTTAAGCTCATCTTCATAAACTAACTTTAACATTTGAGTTCTTTCTGGATCATAAAACATCGAAATGTAATAAGCGAGTCCTGCTACCATACATGGTATAAACCTATATGCAACATCCGCTGTGTTTGTATAAGAACCTGCATCTTCAATTCTATTAATCGAATAATATTTTAAATAAGTATAAGTGTTTAAATCAGGTGCCTGGTATAGATAAATAATTGGAGTAGTTTGTCTATCTACATAGTATTGAGAAGGCTGTCCTGTAGCTTTTTTATTTGGTAAAGCTGCATAAGCAGATCGGTCTATTTTTGTAATAGATACATCATTAGTAGAAGCATTTGCTGCAGCTATAGAAGAAGATGAAATATAAGCTTCTAAAACATCACTTACATCAGAAGCTACTGTATAATTAGGTTGACCAGAAACTAGTTGAACTTCATTTAAAGCAACTTTCCACATGTGTACGCCTCTATTACCCCATTCAGCAAAAAGAATATTTAAATTTCTTCTAGCTCTTTTCATGTCATTTCCTGAATTAGGTCTTACACCAACTCTATTATAAGCTTCATCAATTATTTCATCGATACTTAAGTCAAAAGTTGTAGTTCCTGAAGTAGCCATTATACTAATCCTTTATAGTAATCTTTAGAATGTTTATATGTCGTATGATATTCATGGCGCATTTCAAATTCTTTTTTAGTTTCTGTTGGTTGTTTAACTGCCTTTCCGGTATATGCTTTTACACTTACCGCAGCATTTCCCGTTGATTTGTTTCCAGAGCGTGTGGTTTTTGCACCCTTTTTTGAAGAACCACTTGAATATTTTGATGACCATACTTTTCCTCCTGTTGAATATAACTTTTCTGATTTGTTTGTAGGGATAGATTGTATAGGTTTATTAGCTTCTCTATCAAGTATGTACTTAGCTTTTTTATCTACAACTTTCATTTCATCTCCACCTAAAGAAGATGATTTTAATTGTTTATCAACAGGACCTGATTGAGCCGTACCTTTTGACTCTTGATAAACAGATCCTTTTTTAGGACCTTTACCTCTAGTTCTTAAAACTTTTTCTCCCGCTTGTTTTAGTAAATTTATAATAGCACCTGTTTTAGCTTTTTTTACAGGAACGCAATTAGGCACTCTTCTGCCATTTTTGGATTTCATTCCAATCATTTCATATCCAGACCAACAAGGCCCCGATGATTTCTTTGCCATTTAATCCTCCTCTATAGCGGCCGCTTTGAGAGTGACAATTCTCTCCTTTTTGCGGTTGTACAACTTATCTGATTGTACCACTTGAGAACGATACCTTCTAGACCTTAGTTCTTTTGCGATAGGGTTTGATTTTTTTCGTTTTTTTCTTTTTTGCGCCACGAAGTTGCCCCTCAACTTGTTTTACCATTTGTGATCTTCCCATTACCATGGTTTATACCTCGTTTTATTATTATCATCTCTATAAGCTAATAAATTTTGTTTTCTATTATCAGAACCATTGTAAGATATATGCACCCATCCTGAGTCAGGTTCGCCTGATTTATAGAACTCAAGTATAAGTTGATCGTACTCTAAATTGTGTCTGATCCATTCAGCAAGTTCTTTATTATCAACGCCTGGCACCTCTATATCCGCTGCTTTGCCCTCGGTATGCTGTGAATCAATACTACTTCCAATAGCTATACATAATTCTGCAGATCTATATCCAGAAGAAACAATAACAGGTTTATCAAAGTTAGAACGAATAGGTTGCAGTACGTTCATGCATAACTCTTTTAGATTGTCTATTTGACCAGGAGAAGGATTGTTTGAAATCCCCTTTCTTTCAGCTGTTTGTGATTTAATTAATTCTGATAAATTAAAGTTTGCAGATAGTTTCATTGTCGCCACTCACATTCTTCATACTCATTATTATAATCATATTCTTGAAAAGTTCCAGCGTTTATTGGCATGATAAGCATTCATCACTACCTTCATCAAGCCGTGCTAATGCCTCCTGTTTACACTGCTCACTACAAATAGTTTGATGTTCTTGTTCAGTTTCAAACTCTTTTTTACAGATTGCACATTTTTTTTCCATATTATACTCCTTATTGTGTTTTTATTTTAGATAAAGCTTTAGCAATACTATCCATTTTATTAGGATATTTTTCTTTGTTTGTACAACTTGCTGCCATTAAAAAACAAAAAATAATAATAACCCACAAAACTGGAATAGTATATTTTGGTTTTATTTTCATCAATGTCCCTCAATTTTTTCTATTCGTTTAATACCGTGTTGATCCACATATACTTTTGCTTTCACGACAGAACATTGTACATAAGAATTACCACTATCACTATGTCGTTCTATTTTTCTTTTCGTCTCTAGACACTCCGATAGCGATTTTTTGTGCGAATGTTCTATCATCTTATCATTTAAAAATAAACACAAAGCTACAACCATTTCGATCATTAATGTTTACCGTTACCGTTACCGTTTCCGTTTCCAAACTTAATATCTCTTGTTGAGTCTTTTAGTTTTTCAACATCTTTTTTAAGTTTCTCTATTTCTTTTTCATGTTGTTCTAACATTACATTGGTATGTAAATTTTCTTCTAAAACTTTTTGTATTTTTTCTAATTGTTTTGCCTGCCATTCCAATAACATAAATTGCTCCTGGTCAATTGGTTTCTGGACGCTCGCCTCTAGTAAATCTTTTTCAAATAACTTGTTTCTTGTTTCAAGATTGTTAAGTCGTTCAATAACACCAAATGCAAACCATACGCCGATGGCCACAGATCCAATAATGGCAAGAAGATTACGTAGTGGCAGTGCCACAGATGTTGAATCACTAATCTTCATCGTTTACCAATTATTAGTTGATTTAGTAACTTTATGAGCTAATACTTTTCCTTTATTTGGACCATGTTTGACAACGTATCCTGATGTACCATTGGCATTAATATCTACTTCATGCCTTGCACTAAATAAAGCTTTTGCTTTAGCAAGTAAAGATTGCTCTTTATGTCTGTTTTTAAATAAAAAAGTAAATCTATCTATCATAACTATTCTCCTCCCCAGTCATGGTTATCATCTTTAACTGTACAATGATTATATCCTTTTTCTTCTTTTTGTTCTATATCGTAAAACATTTTATCAGAATCTTCCGTAACCCAATCTTTATCTTCTACTGACCATTCTGTAGTTTGGACAGAATAGTCTGGCCAATTGTCTTTAACAGTATAATTAGAAGCATTCCAAAGAATACGATTATTAGGCTGAATAGCAAAATTCCCGTTATCAAGTTCCAAAACATGTCCACACTTATGTTCTTGAGGTATTTCAGAATGTTCTGTATTGAGTATATTGTTATCCGGATGAGCCCAATCAATCGTAAATAAATAAGATCCATGATAAAATTTTTTATCTTTTCCAAGATACTTACCTTTAATTCCGTTTAAAAAATCAAACTGATGGACACTAGGATAATAACTAAAGCAATCCCACAGTTCCAACGTGTGTAACGGCATATCGGGCACCTCGGCTCTTTGTAAATGTTTTTGGAAAAAAGCTGAGATAGGCAAACGATAAAAGACCGCACCGTTCGGTAACATCGCATGAAATAAGACTGCACGTCCTGGGATAGAACAAAGACCGAAGATAACTGCGTCTTCGCTTTCTCCATGATGTTTTTTAAGATCATATAAATATTCCTTTCTAATTTTACAGTAAATAGTCGGGGTATTAGCGTTTAAGTATGACATGGGAACTATTATAACACAAGAGTTCCATCACGTTCTCCTATTTGCCCTTTTGGTAAAATATTCATAGCAATTGAATATCTTACTGTATTTGCAATATTTTTATCAATTTTATGACGTAAAGCTGCATCAAATAAAATTAAATCTCCTTCTTTTATAGTATGTGTCCAAGTAAAAGAATTATATATATTTCTTTCATAAACGGGTATATCAAAACTACTCAAATCTAACCTTGGAGAATCAAATTTTATTTTAAAATTGTTCTCATTACATGGATAATAAACAGCCGATAACCAAAAATTTTTATGAGTGTGGAATTTAGATTCTGATGTTGGATAAGTTTTAGTAACCCATGAATTAATAATTTGATGACTTATATTGTATCTCCAAACGGATCTTATGCCATAATCTATATACTCACTAAAAGTTTTTTTTAATTCATTTCCTTCAGGGATTTCTTCTAATACTTTCATACTGTTAGACATGAGAGGTCTATTTTCAGTATGAATGTCACTTTGATGAAAATCAAGATTTTTAATCTCGTCTAAAATTTTTTGATTATTTAATTGTAATTTATTAAAAACTAAAAAACTAGGTGTGAAAATATTTTGTATTTGAATATCAACACTTCCATCTTCTTCTTGCAGCACAAATCCTCTTTTCTGGTGTTTTACTGCAATTTACATTATGCATTTTCATTTGTCCAGCAGATCTTGCACAAAAAGATTTTCTTCTTTTTGCAGATTTAGATCCTGGTTTAACTTTACCGGTTACTGCTGTTTTTAATTTTGATCCTGGATTCATTCTTCTATATGCTGCAACACCTGCTGCAGTCATTCCTGCACCTGATTTTGTAGATCTAAAATTCTTTTTATTTCGTGGAGGCATACCGCCTTTACTCATTTGAGAAGCTTGTTTTTTTTCTCTATCTACTTTTGTTTCTCTTGTTATAATAGGAGGATTAACTCTTTGTTTGCTAACAGGAATTGATTCTTGCATGATTTTAGCTTGAATAGCTAAAGGAGAGTTCTGCATCATAGGGGAGGCTAAGGCTATCGCTCCAGCGGTTGCTTTTAAGACAGCCTTACCTAAACCCTTTTTTTGACAACCAAAATTAGCCATTTTGACCTGTTAATCTTGGTGCACTGTATATATCAGTAAACAAAGTATATGCTGTTACATTAGTTTTTGTTTTTACAAAAACTCCTGCTGGAAATAATATTCCATCTTCAGGTAAATTTAATGTGTACACATCACCTTGAGGTACATCAACATACAATAAAGTGGTTCCAGTGTTAGATGTAGTAGTTAGCTCTAATACACCAGCACCTACTCCATCAGAAGCAACAGAAATAGCTTTTACTCTAATAGGT